GTAATACTTATAGAAGTGGAACTTGGAGCCAGCTAGACGAATCATCTCATCATCTACAAGGTTGAACAGGTTGATGTCAGGGTTGTCCTGATCAAATAGACTAAGCGCACTGTCATCCGTATCAATGTCTGGCAGTGCTGGTAGCTTAGTCGTTACCTTGTAGTTCTTGTTGCTCATGCTGTAGAGCTTCTTCCGTATCGTTTAGCTACCGCTCTTTGTCCTGGGGTATCGGGATCAGCTTCGCTTGCGGGCCTCGGTGTGGTTGTGGTAGTGCTTGAGCTACTTCCACCCCTAGTCTGTACGGCAGCAGCAATAGCTTTTCGGTTAGCCCTTGTCTGCTCCCTAGCCCTCTTCTTTTGAGCTTCCTTAGTCTTAGCTTCACCTTCAGGTGTGTCTTGCATATAATCAAACTTACCCTCAGAGACAAGACCAAGAGATTCGGCCATTAGATAACCCATGTCGTGATATACTGTTTTATTTTCCATTAGAATAGTGTGAATACTGGTGGTTCCTCTATCTCAGATAGAAGTTCTTCTTTGAGCTTTTCTTTTTCTTGATCACTCTGTTGTATGAGTGCTGCTCCGTTCAAGCTCGCTCCACCTCCTGGTGATGGTAGCGAAGAATATTTGCCTCGGATCTCTCCGAGAATGCCTCTAGAAACTGCTAGAGCGTATCGTTGTAACCAGTTCTTGTAGTATGGATGCATGGTCCCTGTGTCAAGGCCACGGTATACTAGAATAACTGGTTCTCTAAGTACAGGCGCTGGATATAATTGAAGGACATTACCGTTTATTAGATCCCAAGAACCTTCCTGACTAAGAACTTTTCTAGTCATCTCCAAGTGAGTTTGTAGAAGATAGAAGTCCGAAATAGAGAAGTCGCTGAATACAAAGTTGTCCTGGAAATACTTGATAAAGAAATCAAACTCCAAGGTTCCTGCCTGTGGCTGAATACTTAGAAGTGATTTCTTGTAAGCACAGTAGGTCAGGTTGTTCGCTATGTGCATTGGCAGAACATAAGTGTTTACGTTGCCAGAAGTCTCAAACGTAGCTACTTGAGTGTTCCAAAAAGGAGCGTGGTAGTCTAAGTTAGTGATTGATTCATCAATGGCAGTTTTAATTTGAAAGTCTGTAAGCTCAACTCTAACAATAGGGTGACCTAGACGAGCAAGAATAAAATCCTTTATGGTTTGTTCGAAGGGAGTGAACTCAACTTGATCAGCTAAAGTTCCTGTATTGAGCTTTGAGCTATCTATAGCTGTAGAGTATATCTCCGTATCTCCAAGGTTCCTACCCGCGTAGGTTCCAAAAGAGTCTCCGTAGCCAAGTAACTTAGGATCTACTCTCAGTGCTGCCATTGTTTTCTATGGGTTGGGGCTTGGCTTTTTCGCCTCGCTTTGGTTTTTTTGGTGGATCTATTCGTACAAGGTATCTAGATTCTACTAATTCTTTCGAATTGAACTTTTCTCCTGGTCGAATTTCTATTATCTCCCCGTCGATATGGAGAAGCATATTCCACCTACATTTGCTTCTGTAGTTATACATGTCTAATTTATATAGGAATGAGCGAGGGCCAGAGGAACAAAAAACCTCTGGCCCTCGCTTTTTTATTTACTCACCTGAATCAGGTGACCGGAGTGCCTAGAACACTTTGGTTTCTAGCGAACGGCGCGAAGAGGAAGTTAGAGGTCGGGCCAATAACTCGGACGATCCGATAGAATCTGTTATACGGCTCGATCTGGACCTTACCGTAGCGGGTAAGCAAGCCCTTTCTGGGCTGGAAGGTCTCAGGATCGACAACAGTTGGTAGCTGCTGGAGCGGAATGTACGGGGCGTAAACATAGCCCGCGTCCATCGCGTTAGCTCCTTTGTAGCCAACAAGGATCTCGTCCTGCGGGTACATGGGGTCTACGAAAAGGTCGTAGCGGCCCATGAACTTACCACGGTACTCGATGCTGTTGCGACCGATGTTCGTGGGGCCGTCAGCGGGCTGGATACCACCCTCAAGCTTGGCGGCACTCTCCATGAGTGAAGCCATGAGAGGAGAAGTAAGAAGCCAGTTGCCCGGTCCACGCATCGTGGTGCGGTAGATATCTTGCGAGGCAATGTTGATTACCGCAAGAAGGTTCGAGTAAACCTCACCGACGTGACGCGGGAAGAGGTTACTGTCTTGGCTGAAGTCGCAAACGAAGACGTTTGAAGACTCCTGACCCGCACCGATTTGCGTGGCGGGAGAACCCTGATTCTTGAAATCGTAGGTGAACTGAGCGGGAACAAACGAGCCCGTAGTGTCCTTGTCTTCAATACCTGGGAAGCCACCGAGGTTGATGTAATCGGGGTCCATGAGGTTCTGGTCGATACCGCCAATCTTCTTGTCTCGGAAACCATACGCAATCATGCGAAGGTCTTCGATAAGCTCTCGGTCGATCTCAAGCTGAAGCTCCTTGCTAAGAAGGTCAGTAAGCTCGCGCTCAAGGTCAAGGTTGTGGTAAGCCTTAAGGTCCTGAGAAGCCTCAAGCGTCCAGAGGGCACGCATCTTACGAGTGTTGGCGATGACCGCCTCCTGCTCGATGTGGAAGGTCATCTCGGGAATGCCCGTACCAGTTAGACGCTCACCAGCCGAAAGCTGGTAGCCCATGACCGCAGAAGCGTTCGGGAAGGCGGCAATCTGACCACCGAAGGTGCCCGAAGGTGAACCGTTGCCTTGAAGGTCGTCCGCTCCAGCAGAGAAGTTAAGGACGTTAGAAACGTCGAAACCTGCGGCGGCGGTGTCTTGAGCAAGACCACCATTAGCGCCACCATCAAAGGTTCCACCGCCAGTACCAGAAGCAGAACCAATGGTCTGAGACGTAAGACCTTTGTAGGTAAGGTTAAACTTGCTGTAGATAGTCTGAACGTCAGAACCAATAGCGCGGTCGTTACCAAGGTAGAATACCTGAGAAACGGGGCCTTGCATGGGCTGAACGCCAACTAGACTGTTGGCAAGAAGCTGGGGGTAGACCCGGCGAACAAGGGGGAAAGCGAACTTCTGGAACGTACCAAGCTGACCAGTAGTGGTCGCGCCTGGGGAAATGCTCTCAGACATACGCTCCTCAACGATTGACTTGGCTTGGTTCTCTAGAAGTTGCGCTGTGACGCGACGAGTGTAGTCGCTGTCAATGCCCTCAAGGACAGGCTCCCACTTCTGGACGAGCGTTTCGTCAGTTTGGTGCATAATATCCATAGTATTAATTATTAGGATTGGGAGGTGAAGGGCATGAATCTCATGACCTCATCAGTTAAGAACTCATTGTTGCTATTCGTTTTATGAGTTCTTTCTTCGTTGATTTCCAAATCCGCTCTGGAAACAACTACCGCTTTCTCTGAAGAGACAAATGCTTCGTCCTTCGCGGCTTCAAGGTTCTCAACTTCTTCGAGAAGCTGTGCTTTTTCGGTCTCAAGCTCAGAGGCAAAGCCCTCAGCAATAGAAACCTTCTTGTCCATAACTCTTACCGTGTTCTCAAGGTTCTGGTTCTCCTCAACTAGGCTCGCAAGCTGGTTGTTTAGAACGTCAAACTCTTCCTGAAGTTCGCCATACTGGTTGGTCATTTCAGAAAGAGCATTGTCTTGGTCGTCGGTATTAAGCTCAAGGGACATGAGAGTTCTTACAGATTCGAATAGTCTAGCATTTCGATAGACTTCGCTCTCCTCGGAGAGTTCTGTAAGAGCTTGTTCTTTAAGGTCATCAATTTTAGTGCGGATATACGCGGTGACTCGCGCTTCAAGGAGGCCAATCTTCTCAGCGACTTGCTCGTTAATAGTAGAATCTACAAGTTGAAAGATCTGTTCAACTGTAGATTCATCGAGCCCTTCGGGAAGAATGTCGGCTATGTTTTTTATATTACTCATGAGTTTTTCTCCTAGGTTCAGCTATATGTATGGAGCCATGCAACCTAAATTATCTTTTTTTTATAAAATGTAGGCGATCACTTTGGGGTTGCCGAACCATAAGAACGGAAAGCTCTCTGATCACCGTGACGCGCATTTCTTTTATTTGCTATCTTTATATTCTTGTTTCGGTTGTGCCTTTGCGCGGCGCTGTCCGTGCCTGGGTCCGATCCCGGCTGGCTTTCTTGAACCAAACCTAAAGCCTCAGCCAAACAGAAGGCTATCTTGTGCCAGCTACCCTCTTCTTTAACTGCTTCCATCATGCCCTTCTTCTTGCCGATGACACCTCGTCCCGTAAGAATGTCTGCTTGGGTTACCTTACCATCACCAGTTAAATCAGGGAATCCCTTCTTCTTCTTTCCTTTCTTCTTCTTTCCTTTCTTCTTAGCTTCCTCAAGGAAAGGAGTATAGGAATCTCTTAAACGAGCCTCAATCATGGTGACAAAGTTAGACTCCTTTTTGAGTTTGTCTTGGCTTTCTCTAGCAAACTTGGACTCAGTGGACTCGGAAAGACCAGGGAAAGCTCCTCTTGTGGATGGATCAGCCACAAGGTCAAAGGTTACAAGGCGGAAATCATCATTAACAACTTTTTTCCCGTTAGCATCCTCTGATAGAGTTCCCATACCGCGAGAAGAAATACCAACTTTTACTCCACCTTCAATGAGTGCCTTAGCTGTAAGGCCCGCAGGAGTGTTAAGGATCTCGGCCTCACCAATAAGCTCATTACCTTTCATCTCAAGTTTAGTTACTAGATGCGAGGCGTTAGAAAGCTTTACCGTATCGTTTTGAGGGTGATCAAGCTCACCACATAAGCGGCGTTCTTCAATTAGAGGTTGGACCTTAGTGATCTGCCCCTCCATAACTTTAGTAGGGTACGTTCTACCGTTTTTGTTTTCCTCGTTACAGCGTCCGAAAACACCTCTAACTTTTACTGTGGGATTAGTCTTACCTTCTGTTAAAATCTGAAGATTCTCTACGATGAATACGTCTTGTAGTAATTGCATATCACTTTTCTCCTTTACTTAGACGACCATCTTTGCCGCCGATTCCTCTAGATTTTCTGATGGATCTAGAACCATATTTTTGCGCTAGTTTATCAGAACCGCTCCCATATCGAAGAAGAGTTCTAGCCGCGTGCTTTCGTACACTACTGAAGGCCGCTGAGGGAGTCGCACTTCCTGGAGTGAATCCTTTGGCTATCTTTCCTTGGCCGCTTTTAGATCCCCACTTAGCTTTTGATATGACATAAAGCCTACCTGCCGCTTTCGTTGAGAAGATTTGACCATAAGAACCTTTAGCTAAAGCATCTTTGATACTTGTATAAGTCTTTACCCTGCCCTTGAAAGTTTTCTTTTTGTCGCCCTTAACAGCCTTTTTAGAAGTGTAATATTTTCTACCCTCCTTAGAGCCACGGGCCTCGCTCAAACAATCAAGTGCATCGGTTAGCTTCATCTAATTTTTCTCCGAATACTGTCCTTTAAGATAGAGCTTCTAGTAGGTTTGCGATAACCTTTAGCCGAGTTTTTCATAGGGTCAGCTACAGGTCCAGCCATGTTGACACCTAGCATACCGCAGGTAGTCATTTCCTTTAGATCTGACACCATACCTCGTACCTCTTCTATAAGGGATACAAGCTCTTGAGCAGTCTCCTCAGTGATGACAGTTGGTTCTGGGTCGGGCTCAGGTTCATCCCAGACTAACTCAGGCATAGTTTCAGCAGGAGGTGTGTCTTGGGGGTGAAAACCCTCACCTAGGATCTGACGCATCATCTCGTCGGGGACTTCTACATTAGATATATCTTTGGCAGGAGCTTTAGCGTTAGCCTTTGCCTCCTCTAGTTTTGGAGGCAAAGACTTTCCACGCTTTATGTCTTCGACCTGACCTAAGATTAAGCTCTCTGCGAAATCTCCGATACTATCCACGATCACTCCTCCTCGTCAGCGAAGAGAATGTCGGCAATAGTTTCGTCAATAACAGACTCGATGTCCTCGTCGCCCTCGTTAAGCTGGCTGAGGCGGTCTACAAGACCAAGGACTACGTTAAGGTGCTCAAGGATGCGCTCCTCGTCGATGGACTCGTCAAGCTGAGAGACGCAAAGGGGGCAAACGTGAACGTCTTCCTCAAGCTCCTCAGCGTCCTCATCATCCTCATACTCAGAGTGCTGGTACTCCATGTCCTGCATGGGCTTCTTGCTCTTCTTGGCTCTCTTCGAGCCACAGGAGGCTTTCTCCTCAAGCTCCTCAAGCTCCTCTACGGCAGAGGACTCGTCAAGGCGAGCAGCAATCTCGTCGTTCTTCCAAACGGCAGCTTCCATAAGCTGTTGACGTAGTTCGTCAGTTAATTTCATGTGATCC